TGGCCGTGCTTCGAGTTGCACCCCGAGTTACTTGGCTATTGCGGTTCTGGCCGCCTTGTTTTTGGCGTTCATCTAAGCTAGTTGACGAAGCTCCGGTTGATCCTGTTTGCGATCCTGCCCGCTGCCCTGTTGACGTTTTAGACGACGCGGCCTGACTGGCCTGCACATCGCGCCCAGAGTTGGTTTGTTCACTGGAGGTTTGTTGAGCCATGGGGGATTAATCAGTGTAGTCGTTGACTGTGAGCGTTCCTCTGCCGAAGTCCTGATCTGTCCGTTGAGTTTGGGTGTCGTTGGATTGCTCCGTGCTCGTGTCGTTGCTTTGCTGCGACGACCTGCCGGACTCAGCGCGTTGGGCGCGGTCTGTGGCGGTTTCGATGTCAGTTCCAGACTCAACCGTTGTGGTGATTTCTGGGTCTGTCTGAGTAACAGTTGTGCTTTCTGGCTCCGTCTGTGTAGTGACAACCGTAGCGCCGGGATTGATGCTATTGGTGATTCGCTCGATCTCATTCCAACCCGCGCCGCCTAAGTCATCCACGAGAACGCCGGAGAGCGTCAGCTTGAATTTGCCCGTTTTGATCGGAACCGGAGCAGTATTCATCAAATCAACCTTTGCGTTGAAGGCGTGCAGCACCGCATTGGCAATGAAATCTTTGAGTCTGGTAAGTGGGATTGCCATGGTTGTTTAGTATCCTTCCTCCGTCATGATGCGCCCAGGATTGCCGTCGAGAGGCTTATTCATCTCCGCGAGCCGCAGTTTTGCCCTGTCGGCTTCAACCTGTAAATCGCTCTTCACAATATGACGGGCGAGTTTGCTCGATAGCCGGAGCCCTGGCGCGATCAATGCCAGCAACAAGGGTTCTTCTTGGACGGTTAAAGGAAGGTTTCGCGGAGTTGTGAAGTCCTCAATAGTCAAGCTGGCAGGGAACCGCAGTACGGACGCTGTGATGATGTATTGGGCTACAGGAATCGGCCACACGCGAATATGCCAGAGTGGCGAGGTGGTGAACTCGCTGCCAAGGTGGGATTCAGTGTGATACCTGACCGGCTCATCAAGCTCGATGACGTTTCTTGGATAAACGTCAATTGGCAGCGGAGTCGAAAAGGAGTTTTCAGATGGAATGAGCCGCTTCCTTTTGCCGGTGCCGTCGATGATGTCCACCGTCGAGAGCAATCGTTGATCAGTTTCCCCCATGTTGGCAGCGTCGCCATAAATGGTCAACGTGGCGTTGCCGGTCGGTCCCGTGTATGGGTAAAGCAGCGAGCCGTTACGCATGAGCCGGTTTGGCGTCGAGTCGCCCGAAATGACAACCGTGTGGCCGATGGCGTCGCCCTCGGTAAGGTAGCCACCGATTGGATACGGAGCGCCGGACAGGTAGCTAAAGCCTTTCGCGCCGGTCACAATGCTGACCGTTTGGACGATGGGGGCGCGGAGTAGCCACGATTCGGTACCATTGAGTCTTGATTCTGGCAACTTGGAAAGGAACTCACCCAAGCCGAAGTTCACGGCGTTGATGAGTTGCATTTTTTCGCTGAGCGGAAGATCTCCGACCGTGGGAGCGCCCTGGTAGTAGAACATCAGGCGTTCTGCGATCTGAACGGTGGTCATCATTCTGCCGCCTCCTGTTCTTCAAGCTTGGGTTTGGGCTTCGGTGCGAACAACCCGAGAGCGACAAGGGCAGAGGCGTGCTTCAAGGTGACATCCTGGCGTTGCGCTGGCGATCCCGTGTAGTTGGAGTCCTGAATTCCGTAATACCTGAGAATCGGCCAGAAAAGCGATTCGGCGAACTTGTGGGGGATCTCCAAGCCTGTGGCCTGCAAAATGTCAACCGCATCATAGCGGGGAGGCTCCGCAGAAGCCTCAAACTTGATTGTAGTGTTATCGACTGGAGTCGGCGCGACGTAGATCGTTAAAAGCGTGTTGTCCGATCCTGATTGGTGCCTGGAGTCGATGTAGTACGCCCGTGGTGTCGATGGTGCTGCCGTTTCACCGTGCACGATGGTTGTGTACTGCTCCAACTGGCCCAAGCTCGCCAGCAGTGACAACGGCTTGTTGTTGGTCGAGAGTCTGCATTCACCGTGCACAACCTGAATAGTATCAGGAAGGGCTATGGAGTTGGTTCCACCCACAACAACAGCGGTGTACGGCTTCTTGTTGAAGTAATCGAGCTTGTGAGCCCGAGAATGGATCATCTGAACCGTCTGGTTGATGTAATTGAGCACTCGCGCACGGGCGAACTCGATCTTGCGCGGGTCGGTGATCTCGATGTCCCAAAGGTTGTAAAGCTCCCTGGCCGCATCGAACACAGTGAGCCCAGCCGCAGAGGTGCGACGCATGAGCGCCTTCCTGTTCGTGCCTGTGATGGTCGCCGTGACAGGATCGAGCCGCAGAGCAATGAGCGCCTGCGGACTACTGGCAACAACAGAGCCCGAAGTCTGCGAGCGCATCGGCACGCGCATTTGCACACCTGGAGCGCTGGTAGTAACCTGTCCGAGGGTCCGGCTTACCATTCCCGTCCGGCTGAGGGTGGCGATAGGGACCGAGGAGGTAACTCCGCCCGAGGTGCTTGCCACCATGGCTGAGTTCTGGGACAAAAACACGACTGCCGCGACTGCTACAGTCACGGCTCCGGTTGTTGCCGATGTCATCGCAGAGGCCATTGTTAGTCGAGATCAATGTCAAACTCGCCAGCAGCGAAGGAAGGAGCATCGCCGAGGGTAGCGCCTACCGGGGCTTCGAGAGCGCCGTACCAAATGGTGTTGGGGTAAACCGTTGTCGTGCCCGTGCCCGCGTCTGTGTAGGCGATAGCAGCACCTCCCGCAGTGAGTGCAAGACGGAATGTTGTGGCTGTGGGAATCGCCTGCACATAGTAGTCTGTGTTCGCAGCGAGCCCAACCGGAAGCGCTCCGCCCGAGTTCTCAAACCGCACGATGTCACCCACCGCAAGGTTGTGGTTTGCGCCGGTCGTTCCCAGAAGGCCGGACGAACTACTGAAGGTTGTCGTCTGAGCAATCCCGCCAGCAGTTAGCAAAGCGAAATGACTCATCGAACCCCATGGTGTCCCGGTTGAAGCCGGGAACGTGATTGCCGCCGCGTTGGACTTCGCGCCATCGGCTGCCGGTGCATAGGTAGCAACAAGATTGTCCATCGCCTTCCGCGCATAGGCGTTGGTGCCGATGGCTGGCTCCGAGACAATGCCAGTGATGCCCGCAGAGGTGCCGAGAGCGTAATAGTGTTTCGCCACGGTCGGAAATGCCGTACCGACAAAAAGATGATTGAGCAGCGACTTGCCCAGCCAGTCACCAAAGGCACCACTGACATTGAAGACGAACGCGCCAATTGCATAGGACGGTGTGAAGTTCACGCCCACCGCGTAGGACGGCAGAGCGCCCCAGGCGATCAGATTGCCACCCGCCGCCGCGTCATACATTGCCCAGCCTACAACAGTTCCCCAGGCTGCCGTTGCCGTGCCGAATGACACTGCCAGCTTGTTGGTGACATTGCCGCCATTGGCAACCGCCGCTTCAAAGTAGGTACTGCCAACTGTGGCCGCGTGCCGAGAGTAGCCCGCCGCGCTGACTTCGACGCCGCCCCCTGCATCAGTCGGGAGTGTGGTCATCAGCGCATAGTACAAGGTCGCTGGCTTCGATGGCCATGCAGTACCGCCAAAGATGAGGTTGAGCGCGTTGTTTTCGGAGAGCTTGGACAGAATCATAATTCAATGGGGTTATGCGAACCAATCAGAGATACGGAAGGCGAGGACTGAAATGTGGGTTTGCGGTGTGGCAAATTGATCGGGTGCAGCGGCATCGAGATACCAGCCGTTGACAGAGGCCGCTCGTTCCCCCGCGTTTGCAGGCTTGCGGACTTCACCCAAAAACAAAATGATTGGTTCTTTCGATTCCGAAAACGCGGATGGGGTGGCATCAGCATCACCAACGCTCGTGACAGCCAAATCAAGTTTGACTGATTTCGGGCCTGGCTGGCGATAAACCTGCTCAACTCCGCCACTATCAATAAAACTTCCCGTTGGATAAATCACCTCACCAACCAACCAGACGCGAATGCCAGATTTTCCGATGCGGACAGCCCTCTCATTAAACCACGTATTGTGCACGATGCCGCCACTGACGTACAAGATGTTTTTCGACTCGGAGACTCGAAGTCCGAACAACTGCGGGGTTGTGCGCTCAATCAACTGCTCTGACAGCATGGCCGAACCGATGGCAGCAGGAGCCAAGATAGGCTTCACGCCGTCAAACTCCGAACCCTTGATAGAGTCAGATTGCCGCTTGAAAGTCATGTCAGTCAATGGGCGCATGGTGTTAGTTGTTCCAATTGGCAAAATGTTGGCTTGGGATGCAGGGTGAACCAAAGCACCCAGGAGGCAGATATTTCGCCCGCCGATGTAGGATCAATGGCGCTGCTGTTTTGAATCCCGGCGAGGAAATGAACGCTACGGGGAAATGTCCGTATGAGCAAGATTGCGTCACACTCGAAGCAGTGTGGATTGATTGAAAATCAGACTTGAGGCCAATGCCTCCGGCCAAGATCGAACGGAACTCATAATAGAGTCTGGTGATGACAAAATACCTGTCTTCGATCGCAGGGTTAACTAGCGAGCCCTTAGCCACGAGCACAACCCAACCAAACTGGCCCGTGAAATCCAGTGTTTTAACAGTGAAAGAAACCGGATCTGCATAGACGCCCTCGGGATAGTAGGACCACGTTCCCCCAACTGCCCTCCATTGGTTCTTACCTCGGTGATACACCTTCCACGCTTCTTCGAGTGCTGGCAGCATGGTGCCATGAACGCGATGAATCTGGCCGTTTGCTGGATCTACATGAACGCGAGGCTCAACCCCATTTTCAACCTGATCACCAAGGCGGGCAATGGTTGCGCCGACATCACGAGCACCACTCAGAGGCTTGGCGGGCTGGATCTTTGGGAACTGCCCAACCATGGCTTGAGACTCAAAGGTTGAAATGCCGAGTGTCTGCTCATTGTCCCGACCTCGGGCAATATCGGGCGCTCCTTGATCGAGCATCTCAACGGTCTCGCGCAACTCCGCAGACCGGCGAGTCCGATGATTCGAATCGCCGGGATCACTGCGCGGGAATGGTTGGCCGATACTCATTTGTAAGTTTTTCTAGGCCTTCCGATCTTCTTGGGTTGCTGTGCGGGTTTCTTCGCCGTCTTCTGTGGCCCGGCGAACACGGGGTACGTGGTTGTGGCCGAAACCTCTGGCTTATTGTTCTCATCCGTCACGTTTGGAGGTGTGACAGTCGTGACTTGCGTGACAGTCACGGGCGGAGTTTGGATTTCCTCCACAACCCTGACGATGATAGATGAACCGTTTCGCTCGATCAGTCTGATCCACTCTTTTGAAGTGCCCAGAGCATTGAAGTCCTCAGCCGAAAATTCCCTCCCCTGATAAATGTAGGCATCATGTTTGGCGGAGTGCTGAAACTGGCCCGCCGTGTGAGGGTGGGTATTCCGATACAGACCGCGTTTGATGATGAGAACATTCATTCAAGGGAGGGTGGTTTAGGCTGCGTTCGAGTTCAGGTTATGGGGTAGGAAGCGGCGTACCGGCGAGGATGCCGGTGTGCGTAATGCGGGTGATGCCTGGAGCCCGTCCGACACGGTTCGTGCGAATCGCGCTACCCATGACAGTGTTGAAGTACACCTGACGAGCGAAACCGCCTTCTTTCTGGTCATAGGTGCGCTTGTTGCGATGTTTGCCGTAACCGCGACGGCTGGCAGCAGCGCCGAGAATGAAGCTGTGAAACAGGGGAGTTCCAGTAGGCCAGACCTGCACAACCAACGCATCCACGGGATGGTTGTTGGTGTGTAGGAGAGGATTCCATTCTGGGCTGTTTGTGCCAAGAGCACCAGCAGCCATGACCTTAGCAGCGCCTTCGGTTGCACCTGTGGCAGCCGTGGCAGCACCAGCAAGACCGGCGACGATCTTCAACTGCTTGCCATTGTTGGCTGGCAGGGTAGCCGCTGGAGTGTCGATGCCGCACTTGTAGAGGCCGTACTTGCCGGGGTCCGTTGCAGCATTCGGAGGATTGATGATAGCCACCCAGAAACCGCTTGTAGTGCCAGCAGCAGGAACAGCCTCAGTATCTCCGATGTTGTGACGGTAGGCGAATTCAGGGAACCACTTGGACGGCTTAATGAAGCTCGTAGTGTCTGTGTCGCGAGCGTAGTCACTGCCACCGAGAACGATGTAGTTCACCGCGCCGACATTGAGGGCAGTCATCGCAACGCCAAGTTTGCCCATGGGGTTCAGGGGGCTGCCGATTGCGCCGTAACCATCGTGCTCAATGGCCTCGTACTCCTTGATCACATGCCCGTCGATGTCCACAAAGCCACCATCGAAGATGTACTTCATTCCCTGAGGGTGATTGGTGTTCTTGAGAACGTCGCGGTAGTCCTGGTCAAGCTTGAGGCTCGTGAGGGCATCCGTGCAGGCTACAACGCAATAGCGACGAATCGCTTTTCCGTTCGCACCCCTGCCAACCATGGCAGAAGCAGCACCCCAGCGTTTCATTTGCTGGCTGTAGGTGACGAGGTTGTTCCAGTTCAGACCTTCATTGAGAGAGATCTTGTTTTCACCGTTGATCTTTTCGCGCCAGACCATGAACTGCTTCTCCGTCTTGAGACGACCAGCCCAATCGCCCAACTGAGCAGGCAGGCCAGCAACAAGTTCGCCGCGCATACCGATGTACTCCTCAGAGCGTTCGGTGTAATCAACGCCATGGCGGAACCAGTCCACTTTGAGTTGATTGGTGCCGATGAGCAACTCTTCGTAGTGCTTGGAGTCGGTGAATCGCTCCTCGCCCATGTGAGCCTCAGCGTAGAGGCCGGACTTGTTGGTGAAGGTGATCTGTTGACCCGCACCCTTGGAGGTGTCGGTTTCCGTCTGAATGATGGACATTGGGCTATTGCCCTCCATTTCAGCACAAAAGTCGCCGGTTTCTTCATGAACATCGACGCCTGCTTTCCACAACATGCGAACTGCTGCGGGGGAGAGTGCAGCAAGCTGCGCTCCGGTGATGGGTGCTTCCGTATAAGCCGGGGAAGCGTAGGCTGGATTTGCTGCCATAAAATTGGGTATCTAAAAAGGTGTTGTTTTTGTTGTTGTTTAGGCTCGAACGCCTGTGCGACGCATGAATGCTGCGTACTGCTCGGGTGTCCGAATTTCGGATATTGCTTTTTCCAACTGATTTACTGCGGGGGCAGTTGTGCGGGCTCCTCTAGGTGCCAGCGGTGCGGTCATAGGGGCAACGCCCTTAGCGCGGGTTGCAGCCGTCCGCTGTGCGGGTGGGCTCGAAGGTGTCTTAACGACACGAGGGGCAATCCGCAGTTCGCGGGCTGCCATCTGGGCAATAAGCAATGCTTTTTGCGGGTGATTGATTGTCGAGTCGCCGGTTTGCTCCATCGTGGCGTGAATCTCAGCCATGCGATTGTACAGCTTAGATCCTTCCTTTTCGGCGTCTGGATACAAGGCAACGGCTTTCTGGGCTGCTGCTTGAAATTGGGAAACGACTCGCTCGGTGCGCTTTGCCTTGGCCTCAATGGCTTGGGGAATGAGATCGTCAACTTCCTCAATCTGCTTTTCGATCTCCTCAATCGCGTCGTCGTCAGCGAGATCTTTGACCGCGTTACGCCATTGTTTATCGAGTTCTTTGCGCTTGGCGCGAAGGTCATCAGGCTCTCCGAGATCTGGAATCTCCTCAGAACCGGGTTGATATTCGTTGGTATCGTCAACAACTACGTCCGCAGCTTCGCGAGCTTTCTTGTCGCGGGCCTCAGCGATGGCCAGAGCGTTTTCGGGCGACAACTGAGGGTTTGCCGCGATCAACTTAGCGGCGAGTTCGGCCACAACGTCCGTGGTGTCAGCAGCGACTACAGGTTTTTCCTGCTGTTGGGCCTGCTGGTGAACGATCTGCTGCTCTTCGTCCTCATCGGTTGGCAGGCCATCGTTGCCGCCCTGCTGGCCTTCGTCCTCATCGACGGGGAAACCTGACTGCTCGCCTTCTTCCTCATCACCCTGGCGAAGTTCAGCTTCGCTTGGTCCGTCTTCGGAAAAGTCACGGCTGCCGTTTACGTCGGCATCAGGATCACCACGCGGGTCAACGTCGAAGTCTGGACCCTTGCCCTTGCCAATAGCCTCGACATGAGGATCAACAAACCCCTCTTCGAGAGGTAGCGCCAATGCAGCAGCAAGCTTTTCGTTGTAGTCTGCAATCTTGTCCCTTGGTTCAGGTGTGGTTTCGTCAGCCATGGGGAAGAAATACCCGACTTGCATCTCTACTGGCAACTTTCATGAAGCCCAAAGGCCAACAAGTTAGACATGTTGAGAAAAGTTAGAGTTTTGGGCTTCTCTCTTTTGGAGGCTGTGGTAAAACTCAATCCCATGGCCGAACAATCTCCCGAAACTGTCAGACGTTGTGACTGTTACAAATCCGCCGATGTCCGATCATTGTTTGGTTGGACGAACGAAAGGGGCGAGCGTGTTGCCGTCTCCTACACCACGTTGCAACGATGGCGCGAAAGCGGAAGGGTGCCGTTCGTGAAGCTAGGCCAAAGGACGTTTGCCTATCCACGGGAAAAGATTGACCAAATGGTTAACGTCGGACTCACTAAATCATGAGTGAGCCGGAAGCGAAGTTAGAACCAATCGACCTAGAGCGGCAAATCTTCGCGAAAAATCCCATCGCGTGGTTTGAAACGTGGGGCTGGATCGAGGGTAAGGAGGTGGGTGTTCTCGAAAACAACCCCGAAGCGAACTGGCTACAGCTACAGGTGGGAAAAGCGGTTGCGTGGTGCCTGAAGAACAAGAGGAAGATTCAGCTAATCCTCTACAAGCCGCGTCAGCAGGGTTGCAGCACCATCACCATCGAGATCCTTTATGTTCTTGGGCGATGCGTGAAAATGAAGATTCTCGTGATCGGTGGGCAGGCGAGCCAGACAGACAACCTGTGGAAGATTCTTCGCTACTACGGCGACAACGATAAATTCGATTGGGGTAACAGTTGGGATCTCAACGAAACCCGCGCTGTCTGTGGTAACGGGACGATGTGGGAACGTGAGACGGCAGGAGATCCCAATGCAGGCCGTTCGGGCAACTACCACGCCGTTATTGCTACTGAGGTGGCACGCTGGCCCACCGATGGAGCCAAGAATGCCGGTGATGTCCTCAACTCGGTTTTGAACTGCGTTGGCAATGGCGAAGGGACTTGCGTTGTGATGGAAAGCACGGCCCAAGGCCCGAAGGGACCATTTCCAAAGACATGGGCCGGAGCTGTCACCCTGGAGGCCGCGCAAAAGGGCGAGGTGGGGAACGGTTACATCAAGATCTTCGCCCCTTGGTATGTGTTCCCTCGCTGCTGGTCAGAGTTCACCGATGGGGACACGCCCGCCAAACTTGCGGAGCGACTCAAAAAGGCGGGTGATGACAAGGCAATCCGACTCTGGAAAGAACTCAAGCTACAGCCGGAGCAGGTGAAATGGTATCACGAAATCCTTTCTGCCCCTGAGTGTAACGGCGAGCCCCAGAAGCGCGACCGCGAGCACCCAACAACGGAAGCGGACGGATTCAGCGCCTCATCCCCTTCGCGCTTCGATCTCACTGCGCTGTCTGAGATGGACAAGTATGCAGCGAGCCGCGCCAACGACATCGTTTACGGCAACCTAACCAAGCAACTGCACCAACCGTACAGGCTGTGCGGGTTTGTGCCGTGCGACATCAAAAACGCCAGTGTCGCGATTCTCGAAGCTCCGATACCTGGAGAGAGCTACCTAATCGCCACGGACAACGGGCGAGGTGAATCATGGACAGAGGGCGCGGACACTGACCCGAACGCAATCATTGTCTGGAAGCGTGGGCGGATGAGTTCGCGGGGTGAATGGCAACACGGGGAGGTTGTGGCCGCTCTGTGCCCAGAGAACCGAGAGGATCAGCCTTTCCTGGCAGAACACTGCGCGAGACTGTCGGGTTACTATGGCAACTGCATGGTTGTGCCCGAAAGCAATAAGGGCGAACTACTCATCGAGAAGTTGCGCGAGAAGTGTGTGCCGATTTGGGGACGCGAACGAAAGGCCCAGGACACCAAGGATACGGAGACTCAGCTACTCGGGTGGGAAACCACGCCGGAAACCAAGCACTACGCGATTGAGAACCTCGCTACCTACATGATGAAGCGCAATCATGTCGGGACGGGGATTAGGATAGGGCTTCAATGGATCATCGACGAAATGAGGACGTTCGTGCGGCATAAAAATGGCACCCTTGGAGCGTTGAAACTCGCCGGGTGCCATGATGACTTTGTGATGGCGTTGGCTATCGCTGTGGCGTGTGAATCCTCAGCTACATTTATGGCCCCCTTGGCCGGTCAGGCATTTCGGCCTGAAGGTATGCCGGGGGAAGAGTCTGGCCATGCGGGGCATTGGTGATCGGCTTAGCGGGTGTCGTGCCTGATTGCGAGATGACCTCGCCCAAGTCGATCACAACGTACTCCTTGCCCGTCTCTGCTCCCCACTCTGGGCGGCCTGTCGAATGCCGATAGCCGCGATACTTCACGATCACACGAGGGCAGGTTTTCGGGTAACCATTGGCGAACTCCACGGCGTCATACTGCTTGCCCTTGAGTCGTGACATGATCCAAGGTCCAGCTATTCGGTATTCTTCGCGCTTTTCACCGCTGGCAACCATGTCGAACCACTTCCGCTTGAGAGTGAGCTTGAGTAGTTTCACAGCTGTTCTCGCTCCTCTTCGAGTGCCTTGATTTTGGCTTTCAGCTTGTCGATTAGGAACACAACCAAATCTTCAAGCTCAAGCAATCCGCCTGGACCTAGAGCGACATGCAGAAAATTGCCAGCGTAAGCACCGTCTGCCTTGTCGTTGGTGCTAGCTTTGACATCAGCAACGGTTTTTTTGTCAGCATCGGCAAGTTCGTCCTCTAGCTCACGAAGGGCGTCATTTGCGCATTTAAGGGCATCATTTAACTCGTTGAACTTCTCGGTTCGTTTCACGCATTGTGTGTATTCGTTGGTATTCATGGTGGTGGTTCTGGTATAATGTTGCCCGGCTGGACCTTCCAACCGGGCGGGTTTGTTGTAGTCCTACGCAAACAGTTGCGCCGTGCTGGTTACGGTAAGCTGATTTTTACCAGTATCGCCCTGTCCATGGCTAACTCTGGCGATGGCGTCTTGTTCGTCAAAAGCGCCAATCGTGGTCAGTTCGGTTTTGGTTGTGACGGTTTGCACTTGGAATCTCCTCATTGGAGGCTCCTGAATTGCCTCGAATGAATCCGCCTGCGGGTCCATGCCGACAGGCTCGGTTTGCGGTGCCTGACCTTGATCGACGCCCATAACCCTCTTGATTGCTTGCTTCATCAGCATGTCACTAAGTACCTTCTTCATGTTGTCAGACAGGGGTGGTCCAGACATATCAAACGAGATCATGTTCATCTGCCGCGCCTTTTTGAACGGGAGTTCACCGACACCCATAGCTTGGGCTTTGTTCATCTCAGCGACCTTGCGCTCCAACTGGCATTGGTTGCAGTCGCAAACATTCTCAAGAGGCGTCTCAGTCTTGGCTTTCGCCTGCCCCCGCTCCTTGAGAAGTGGGCTCATCACTGGATCTGGCTGTGGTGCTGGCGTCTCGGTTTTGTTGCCCTCCAGTGGCGGCAAGTCAATGCGCTCAATGCGCTGGTTCAAAATAAGAAGGTAGCGATCCATGGAGTCGCGCTGATCCAGCATGAGATTGCGCTCATTGTGTGGCAGTCCTGGGTACTCACGAGATCCAGTAATGAACTTCTGGAGATCATTCAGCTTATTGGCGAGGAAAATGCGCTCTGCGACAAGTCGCCCCTCATGTGGTTTAAGTCGCGGATCAAACGGTGTGATGTTTTGGTTTTTCATTTCAGTATGTGGTTTGGTTTTCTTGTGGGCTGTTGCCCTATTCAAGATGTAGATGCGAGCTTTGGAGGTGTCCAGCTTTCTTTTGCCATTCTTGTCCGCTGATTCCCCTAGCTGCTGCCGCCCAATAAGCGATATCCTCGGGACTCAGTGAGGCCGCATTGACCGGCGTGTCATCGGCAAAGATGTCGTATTCGTTTAGCACGGCTTTAGCAACCATGGCCAGCACCTTCTTTTTCTCTCGGACCATCTTGGCTGCCTGCTCGATCTCCGCCTTGGCTTTGCGCTGTGCTCTGGCCAAAATTGGCGAGTAGTGTAGGAAGCATTCGCGCCAGTCGTCGAACTCTACAGCTGTCACCTCGGCACGGATGAGGATAGCGCAAGGCTGCTCGTTCGAGTAGCGCATAGAGCTTCGGATTAACAGAGGTCAACATCATGATTGAGTGAGTTCCTGCAACATTTCGATGAGCGACTCCCTGAACGGTGCCGACTTCTTCGCCCGCTCCTTGAGATCCGCGAACGAGGTTGATTTTGCCGACTTGGAAACCTCGGGCTGTTCGAGTGGCTTGCCCACTACGCGATTGAGCAGGATCTCAAGCCCTTTGATCTGGGTAGCTGTGTCTTCGTGCTCGATTACCTTGCCGGAGCCCGTTGTATAGGTCCGCTTGGCATCCAGTAGGCTGTCAATCTTGGCCGTGATCGCCTCGGGCGGGTATTTGAGCCGGATAGCTGCGATGTACTCAGCTTCCGAGTATTCCCTCGGTGCCACGACGACGGTAATCTCTCGCCCAGGTGCATTCTTGGGCGGTTTTGGTGCCTTTGGTGCTTTGGGTGCCGGTTTCGTCGGCTTTCCACGCGCACGCGTACGATTCGCCTGCTTTTTTTTCGGGATTTCGACGCGCTTAGATGGGGCGGCTGTTTTCTTGGTTTGTTTCACAACAAGATCAATTGTTCAGGGGGTTGAGGGGGAGGGACTGGCTTGAGCTTGGTAGCTGGAGGCCGGGAAGGGCGAGAGGGGGCGGAAGGTGTGGTGGTGGGTGGATCTGGAGGGCGTGGGCGTGGGACGGGCATACGCAGGTAGTAGATGCGTCCTGGCATGGGTGGCTTGCTCATGGGAGAGGAAGGGGGCGGGTGTGGGTGGCAGATTAAGGATTTGGCACATCTCCTCGAACGCATGTTCCCGCATTAAGCGGAAATCTACAATGTTTGAGCACTGCATGAGTTTGCTGGCCTTCTCTTCGGTGATGTGGCCGTGCTCGTAGAGTGCTAAGACTGCGTAAATTGCGACGGTGAGACGATCAACGCCGTCGAACCGCTGCCGCGTGGATTCGGAGACCGAACCATGCGCTACACGGTCAACTGCCGGGGCGCTATCTGTTTTCGATGTCGATTTTTAGCCATAAAGTCAGTGTGTTTGAGGTTGGTTACCGCCCCCGGCAGCGCCGTGAGCTTGGGTGTTCAGGGGAGAGAAGAAATCCGCTTGCCGCGTCTCACGTTCGATCCGGGCCATTGCCGCCGCGTAGTAATCGGCGTCGATTTCGCAGGCCACCAGATGCACGCCGGCATAGTGCGCCGCGATGGCGATGCTTCCGCTTCCCATGTGCGTATCCAGCACCCGCTGGCCCGGTTTCGCGTAGTTCGCCAGAAGCCAGTCATACAGTTTCACCGGCTTTTGCGTCGGGTGGATTCGTTCCGCCTGCGTTGGGTGCAGCGTCAGCTTTTTGCAGGTCGTTTCGAAGCTGGTCCATGCCAGTTCCGCGGCGGCGAAGCTCACGTCGTGAGGTTGGTTTTTGTCCCACACGATCCAGCAGGGCGAGTTGATAGCCAGCCGTTCGATGAAGTGGTTCGCGCCCCACACGATTTGATGTTTCGAGACGCGGCGGAGTTCCGCGAAGTATTCCGGGCCGGGGGCTTGATCATCCCATGTTTTCCCTTTGCCGCCGTAGCCGCCAAGTCTTCCGCTTGAGTTGATGTTGATCCCATAGGGAGGATCTACGATTGCCAGGTCGAAGTGACCATCCGCGAAGCCAGCCATCACCTCCATGCAGCAGGCCAAGCGCAGATCCAAAGAACCTGAACAAGTCGCGGCAGGAGCAACCGCACTATCTGCGGCTTCGAGGTCGTTTTCCAGTATGAGATTATCCATTGCTTCGTTAGAGTCTTGTGTCAGTGCGGTGCCTGCGCTGAGGCGTTCGGCATTTCATCCTTGTAGGCATCGCGGCCAGATGTCTTTTGTCTTGGATGCGCGGCGAGATACGCTTTGAAGCTGCGCCACTGGTCGCGCCGTTTCTCCCACTGTCCCGGAGCGGGTTCACTTCCGTCGTGGTCGTGGTTGAAGAAAGCCTGTTCGATGGCTTCGATGTCGAAAGTTCCCGCCAATGCCGAACAAAGCGGTGGAGGACAACAGCCTCCCGTTGAGTCTTTTGGTGTATTCATAGTCATTTGGCGGGAGGCTGTGCCTCACCTTTGGCGTTGTGTGGAGAGAATTGCAGAACGTCCTGCGAGAGTCGGAGCGCCGCCGTTTCACAGTGGCGTTCCTCTCGCTCGATCATCACGCACCGCTTGCCGAGATTCTTGGCCGCGTGTCCAGTGGTTCCAGATCCCGCCCACGGGTCGAGGATGGTTTCCACGTCGCCCGCCTGCATGATTGCCCATTGGATGACCTCCAGCGGCTTTTGCGTCGGATGCCATTTAGCTTCCTGCCCTTTGCGGAGCATTCCGTTCCATAGGTGGCGTTTGATTCGCACGGGCTTTTCCAGGTTCGTCCATGCCATTTCCCCATCCGCGAACTCGCCAGTATTTTCCTTGTCCCACATCAGCCAGCAGGATGTCGGCGGGAGTTGGTAGTAGTTGCCGCCGAAGATGACTTGCCGGGTGCAGAGTCCACGAGCCAGAGCCATCACCCATTCCTCGACGGTTTCCTTGTCCCATTCTATCGGGCCATAGTCTTTCACCTTTGCTCTCCCATTGCGTCCCAGCCCGTCCCTCTTGCCGATGTTCATGCCGTATGGCGGATCAGCCATGAGTAAGTCGAAGCGTCCCAGCAGTGGCAGGATTTGGCGGTTGTCGCCGTGGTAGATCGTGATGCCGTCGCGGTCGTAATATGGCGCGGGCAAAGACACACAACAAGGCATCGCACCCAATGACTGCCCGGCGGGAGTCGAGGGTGATGGCGGAGCGGTAGGGCGGGCAGTCATGGGTGGATTTTATCGTTCGGCCAACAGAGTGCGGCGCTTCCGTTGTCTGCGGCTTTGTCCATCATGTCGTCGAGGAATTGCGCCAGTGGGCTGTTACCGACTTCATCCTCTCGCGTCATTTCGTTGATGACATCCTTTGCCCATTCGATGCGGCGGCGTTTATCCACTTTGCAGCGTTCGAGCGTTCCACCGTTTTCTGGCCGTGATGCCCATTCGAGGACTTCGACACCGATTTGCACCGTGAGGATTTTATCGGACACGAAGGCACGTAGCGGCGTGTTGGCCGAACCAGTCGCTGGAGGCAACGGCGGGATCGCTGGTTGTTTTGAGTCTCGCTTGCTTTTCATAGTCATTGTTGTTCGCCGCCGTGCCTCAGCTTATCGTTCTGTGAGTGGTTCGAGCATGGGTTTCGTTGGTTTAGTTGTGAAGTGAGCAACCTTTGCTCATGGTTTTGGTTTCAGTTCAGCTCTGATCCCTTCGAGGTCGTTGGCTGTTGAGTAGT